AGGAACTGGAACTGGAAGCATAGGAACAGGAATTGGAGGAACAGGAACTGGAACTGTAGGAACTGGAACTGGAAGCATAGGAACAGGAATTGGAGGAACAGGAACCGGAACTGGGGTTGGAGGAACAGGAACTGGAACTGGGGTTAGAGGAACGGGAGTTAATATCGGAACTGGAGGAGTTAATACTAGTGGAGTTGGAACAGGAATAGGAGGAACAAATATTATTTCTCCTTCTAACCAAACAGTTACAAGTAGTGTAGGTTCTACAAATGGAATAGGGATAGGAGTAACAACTACAGGAGGAACAGGAACTGGAGGAGTAAATGTAGGACCAACAGGAATTATACCTAATAGTGGGATATCAAATCCTTTAGGAAATTTAGGAGCTAATAGTTCTAGTATAGCTGGGTCTACTGAATTATATGGAGGAATAACAAGTGGGTTAGATGTAGAGGACCAACCAATAATACCTATTGACTTAAATCAAATCTCAATTTCAGGAATAGATGAAGTAACTTTAGATCAATTAGAATCTTTTTCTTTAGAAACTTTAGAAGATCCTCAATCATTATCTTCTACACCTCAAGTACCATCATTATCTAATCAAGCTAATTTGTATAGAGGGTTTAAATTCCAAATTAAAGAAGAACAAGATCCTAGGTTTACAGTCAGAGGTACTATTAAACGTAGATACGCTGTAGCTGTTGATAGGCAAGGAGTTGAAGTATTAAAAAGTGAATATTCATTTACATTAGATCCTAATGATCTGGTGGATCAATTAAAATTAATTATTGATAGACAAAAATTACAAGGTTAAATATTTATAATTATGAATGCTAAGGTATTTAAAAATTTAATTAAAGAAGCAGTTCGCGAAGCAGTTCGTGAAGAAATTGGTGTTCTTTTATTAGAACAGAAAAAACAAGAATTAAACGAAAGTAAAACATTTAGTTTTACTAGTAGTGATATACCAATGAGTAATAACAATGAAGCTAAAGCAGCTTTACGTAATAAAATGGGATCTATGTTTGGGTATGAACAACAACCTCAATTAAAGGTTGATCCAACTTCTGACAATCCGTTTGCTGCTTTTATTGCTGATGCTGGTGCTAATATGAGTGCTCACGATAGAGCTGGACTAAGAAATTTAGATTAATATGCCTATACCTCAAACAATACGAGTAAATCCTCTTGATTTGCAAGGAAATATTGCAGTTGGAGTAGCTTTACCTTTCAATGCGCCTGGGGTATTTAGAAGTACGTACACAACCAAAGATCAGGTTAAATCTAATCTTATTAATTTATTACTTACCACTAAAGGAGAAAGAATAATGAATCCTGAATTTGGTTGTGATTTGAAAAAATTTATTTTTGAAGGAATAATAGATACTAATATAGAAAATTTAAAACAAAATCTACTACTAAACATATCTATTTTTATCCCAGAAATAACTGTAACAGACATAATAGTAGTTCCTGATTATGATTCTAATACAATAGATTTAAATGTAAATTATTACTTAAATATATCTCAACTTTCTGACCAAGTAACAGTACAATTCCAATAATAATGACTAACGAAGATAAAAATATATCTTATTTAAATAGAGATTTTACAAGTTTTAAAATAGCTCTACAACAGTATGCTAAAACTTACTTTCCTACAGTATACAATGACTTCTCAGAAGCTACTCCAGGTAACCTATTTATTGAGATGTCATCATATGTTGGTGACGTTATGTCATTTTATTTAGATACTCAAGTACAAGAAAATTTTCTTTTATACGCTAAAGAAAAAGAAAATTTATATGCTCAAGCATATGTAATGGGATATCGTCCTAAAGCATCATATGCTTCTAATACTACTGTTGATGTATATCAATTAATTCCTTCTGCTATTAACGGAGGGATATCATATCCTGATTATAATACATATGGATTAATAATTCCTTCTAATACTACTCTTACTTCTACTTCAACTGGAACTAAGTTTTTAACAACAAATCAAATAGATTTTACAGATACAGGTAGTACTGAAATATCATATATTGATACTAATTATTTTTTATTTAAAAAATCAGTTCCTGTTATTTCTGCTGAAATAGTAGAAACTACTATAACACCCACTGCTAATCAAAAATTTACAACTATCAATATTTCAGATATTAATATATTACAGATACTACAAATAACAGGAAGTGATGGAAATACTTGGTACGAAGTACCATACCTAGCCCAATCAACAATATTCCAGAAAGTAGCTAATCCCTCTTATTCAACTGATCAAGTACCTTATTTATTACAGTTACAAAGAGTACCTAGACGCTTTGCCTCCAGAATGCTATCAGATAATACCTTACAAATAGAGTTTGGAGCTGGTTTATCTCAAAATAAAACGGATTCTCAAATAATACCTACCCCAGATAATATCCAATTAGGATTAGTACCGGGGATTTCATTATTAACAAATAATTATAATGAAGCTTCAGTTATGTTTACTCAAGAATATGGGTTAGTACCTTCTGGGGATTTAAATGTAAAATACTTAGTAGGAGGAGGAATAACATCAAATATACCAGCTAATGATTTAACAAATATTGATACTTCTGGGATTTATTTTAAAAATGGAAACCCTGGAGGATCATTAGCTACTACAGTATTAAATAGTGTAGTATCAACTAATTTTTTTCCATCTGTAGGAGGTAGAGACGGAGATACAATTGAAGAAATTAGACAAAATGCTTTATATTCATTTTCAACTCAATTAAGAGCAGTAACTAAAAATGATTATATAGTAAGAGCTTTATCAATGCCTTCTGATTATGGTACTATTGCTAAAGCCTATATTTCTCAAGATTTTAATAATATACAACAAACTGTATCATATAATCCTTCTAATAATTCGTTAGCTTTAGATTTATATATTTTATCTTATAATAATGATAAAAAATTAACAGCTGCCTCAACAACATTAAAAGAAAATTTAGTTACTTATCTAAATGAATATAGGATGGTAACAGATGCAATTAATATTAAAGATGCTTTTTATATTAATATAGGAGTAAATTTTGATATAACAGTATTAAGTGGATTTTCAAATAAAGAAATACTAACTAATTGTATTTCATCTCTGCAAAACTACTTTAGTATAGATAAATGGCAAATTAATCAACCTATATATGTTTCAGATATAAATTCTATTTTATTACAAATAAAAGGAGTTAAATCTATAGTTAGATTAGAAATTATAAATAAACAAGATAATACAGGTAATAATTATTCACAATATGGATATGACATAAATGGTGCCACTAAAAATAATATTATATATCCATCTATGGATCCTGCTATTTTTGAAGTAAGATACCCTAATACTGATATTCAAGGTAGAGTAGTTACTTTATAAAATTAATATATGAAGTTACAAAGAGGCGATAATAACATTAATGTAAAACTTTTACAAGAAAAGTTAGGGATAGAGCCTATTGGTAATTTCGGACCTAAAACAGAAAAAGCTGTAAAAGAATTTCAGATACAACATGGATTAGAACCTGATGGTATTGTTAAAGATAAATTATGGGAACTGATCATGAAAAAATCAATGGCCTTGCCTATACCTTTACCTTTTGCTAATGTAGGAGGATTAAAACTAGATAAATTAAAAGGACATATTCCTGATAATGTAATTTCCCAAATCCCAGATGTAGCTATAAAATTTCAAATTAATACACCTTTACGTTTAGCTCATTTTCTAGCACAATGTGGACACGAATCAGGTGGTTTTAAATTAACAACTGAAAATTTAAATTATAGTGCTAAATCATTATTAATAGTGTTTAAAAAATATTTTCCAACTCAATCATTAGCTGAAGCATACGAGAAAAAACCTGAAAAAATAGCTAATATAGTATATGCAGATCGAATGGGCAATGGGAATAAAAATTCAGGTGAAGGTTATAAATTTAGAGGTCGCGGTTATATTCAATTAACTGGTAAATCTAATTATAAAGCATTTGGTGATTCAATAGGAGTAGATATTGTAGCTAATCCTGAATTAGTTGCTACCAAATATCCATTATTGTCAGCAGCTTGGTTTTTTCAACGCTGTTTAAAAAGATGTGATGCTGGTGCCTCTGATGAAAATATTACTTCTGTTACTAAATGTGTTAATGGTGGTAC